CAATCAAACCATTTATCAACCTTATCTCTTAAAAACATTCCCAAGGAAGGTAGAAAACCCGCCACAAACGCCACCAGGAGGGTTCTCTCCGGGGCCTGTTGCCAGTCGGGAATTAAAATAATTTGAGCCATACCTGCTCCAATGGCGGCTCTAATTCCACGATACAAAATCTTAGCCCACTCTGGAAATACTGGTTTTTTAACAATCGGCACTATTTATCACCCCGCTTCTTAAATAAATTGATTAATCTCTCAATTAATGATCCCAGCCCCGAGGCTGCTTCGTTTTGTTGGTCTTCTTTGTCAATTAGTTTTTTAATTTCCGCCACTATTACCGCTTGATCGTCGGCACACCCCAGCCTCTCGGCCAAAGATTGTCTAAACTTAACCATTTCCTGAATTTGAGTTGTTAGACCACCCATTTCGATAATCAAGTCATCTAAGGCCTTCTTATTGTCTCGGAGCATGCTGGAGATCGCCTGAACTTCTTGAACGCCAAAAGGTTCTCCAAGGTCTATCTTTATCTGATCAGGATTTACGGCCGTTGTGGGGGATTCTGCTGGTTGTAAGAGGCTTTTGGGACGCAACCACCCCAGAACTGAAAAGTAGGTGTGCTTTTGGAAATGACAAACCGAACCCAGTGGATAGTTTTGATCGAATGAGGTAAAACTGTATTTATCCCCCTGCTCCGAACAAATCGCAATGTGTCCGTATGGCCCAATTCCCTCTCCCCAAATCACTACATCTCCAGCCTTAGGGGCGTTATCTGGATTGTTGGATATCTTGGTAAAAACGTCTGTGGAGTAGGTTGTCCAAATATCTTTTGCGCCCTTAACAGGTGGAGATTGTTTAGCATTTAGAATTTCTTTGACAAACTGTCTATACAAGTCCACACACTGAAACGAGTATGCTCCGTCGTAGTCGATACCGCGACCTTCGTACTTCCCAAAGAAGTCGGAAAGAGTCATGTTATTCTTTTTCTTATATACTCCCATCCAGACGTAAAAGCAACGCTAACAACGGCCGCTAGTATAGCCATTTTTCCCGTTATTTCCGCACGCCACCTTTCAAGAGAACCCACCCTGGGTTCGAGTTCGTCATGCAACCTGTCTATTTTGTCCTCTATTCTTGTCGTTACAGCAAGGACGTCTTGAAGCGAAACTCCGGTTTTGGGCATATTAATATTGGGGTAACAACCCAAGTTGTTCTAAAACATTTGGGTCTATGTTTTTAACTATTTTGTTTAAGTAGGCCCTTCCCTTTGGACCCAAACCCCGTTCGTCCCTCCCAACACCAGGCCCGACTCGGCCACCAACATTATATGAGGCAATCGCCTGAGCCAGATCTTGACGCTGTTTCAGGTTTTTGGCAACAATGCTTGCGGCATAAGGGATGGCAAAATTTGGATCATACGCCTGCTCCTTGGTTATGTTGGGGTATGCCCGAGAATTAAATTGGGCAATTCCAACATCCTCCGATGGTATCCCCGATTCGCTGACGCTACGATTATATGCCCTGGAGTTAAATCCACTTTCGGTTTGAATTAGCGCCGCAAGCACTGCGGGGTTGAGGCCCTGTTCTTGAGCTGATCGGATGGTTAGTCCCGATAGTTGTGGTGGGGGATTCCAGGTTTTAAATCCGGGGATTTGCCCCATGGGGGTAGGCGTGGGCATCACGGTGGGGGTTGGGGTGGCCGATGGCGTTGGAGTAGGACTGGACCCAGGAAATTTTCTTTCAATAAATCGGCGGGCATACTCTAGGGGGGTTGGTACGTCTTTGTACTTGTTGAGCTTTTCCGCCCGACCAATTATTCTCTCAACAATTTCATTTAATATTCCCATAAAACAAAAGTGCGCCCTTGGGCGCTTCTCAATTCGACTTGGCAAGATTATATCATTAAATGATATAATGGCTTGATGACTCGAAGACTTTTGGATATAGTATCCGTTTCCTTCTACTTTTTGTTTGTGACAGGATTATTATTCGACCGTACCTGGAGCGGATTTTTTGTTCTTTTTGGTTTTTCTTTAGTGATTATGTTTACGAAGTTTGCAATTCTGTTTATTATATTCGGAAATATTGGAGAAACGGCAGAAACCTGGTTTTTAAAGCACTGGCCAGTTACAGCCCCTGGAGTTTCCTGATTAAGTTGTATCCCACCGCTCCGGCAGCTCCACTAACCAATGCTGGGGGGCCAACTTTCTTGGTGATCCCCTGAGTCTTGTAGAGGAATTCAAAAAGTTTATTCGCTTCTGCTACTTTTGGCGCTGTTATCTTTAATTCTCTTTTTAGTACATCACCAAGAATCTTGTTAAACTTGGCAGTGGATGCTTTTCCCACCTTACCCGCCGCAGTATAAGCATCGTTGGCAGCGCTGTTTAATCTAAGAGTTTGATCCAGGGTTAATTGTTTTCCCGTGTATTTACCCTTGGCGATTTCAAGAAATTTTTTATATCCCTGTTCTGCTGTGGGAGAAACATCTCCAAGTCCTTTTTCAAGCGCGGAAACTATTTTATCTCCCGACACGGTTTTTCCAGCGGCGTCAGCCACAGCGGCGGCTCTTTTCTCACCCACATAACGGAAGGGGTGACGAGCAACTCCGGCCAGTTTTCCTATTCCGATACCCCCAGCGGTAAGCAGTGAAGCGATAAGGGGCTCTGTTACTACTCTTTTTGTTAATTGTTTTTTAGATTCTTCCTGTGTTCCAAGCAGGTCTTGTAAGGATTCCTCTACTGCCATCCCAGCTCCGGTACCGACACCAGCTCCGGCAATCGCTCCCCCAGGACCAAGAAAACCACCAATACCACCACCAAGGAGACCACCAATTAGGGGTCCGGCCCCACTTTTTTTGGTAGATACCCCTTCGATTCCCTCAATGGGCCCAGTACCGCCTTTTCTTGATATTAGATCTCTAAGATTATTAAGTTTCCTTTGAGCAAGTTTGGGATCATCTGAAACTTTGGGAAGTAGATTTTCAGCCCTGGCAATATCTCGATCGGTAAGAACTCCAACTTCTCCCGAGATGGCTCTTGCAACGGGGCCAATCATTCCCTTTCTAAGAGAATCGTAATCAGCAATCTGTCCAAAAGCGGCACCGCTGGTCAATTTAGAGATCAATCCCGCTCCTCTACCTAAAATTGGTCCTTGGGCCTCAACTTGTTTAAAATTCTGCTCTAAGACATCTAGGGAGCTACTTAGGTCGGAGAGCTTTTGTTTTTGTTTTCTTTCTTCCGCGCTCTCTTCGACCTTGGGTTTTATCCCCTCCTGAATAAGTCTTAACGCTGACCCCGGGTCGGTCTTAGCTATGTCTCCAACATCCAAAGCTCCCTGTCGAGCTAACTCTTCACGCTGTTTTCTGGCAACGAATTCATTAATTTGTTTAGCGTTGTTGGGATATTGTTTCAGTGCCGCTGACTGAAACCCCGCAAAATCAAGTGCCATTTTATCTCCCAAAAGTTAATCCACCAGAAGACAATAAATCAGACAAATTAATACCGCGAGTCCTGTCTATTTTAAGCTGGTTAAGTCCGGAGGTGGATTGTGCTGTTTGCCCCCCACTAAATTGTTGATATAGACTCTCCAAACCGGAAGTGATATCTCCAGCACCAGCTCCAGTTCTAGCCCTTTCACCAATCAGGGAAGCGATATTTTTAATACCGGCTTGGGATTCGGGTAGGGATATTTGTTGGAATTGTCTCTCTTGGAAGGCTCTTTCGGCCGCTTGCTGTTGAGACTGTTGTTGTTGTCCAATTAGTGAAAGAGCCTGGGTTATGGCCCCACCGGGTTCTCCGGCCTGAAGTTGGGCAATGGCATTAAGTATATTTCTTTTAGATTCTGTCTCTTGTCCTGTTAAACTTGCGATTAATCCCTCTATTCCCCTAACCCCTTCCTCTCTGGCTAGGCCAATGTCCCTTGTTAGTGGATTTATCTTACTGGTTAAGTCTTGTTCAAACATTCCCGAAGATGGGGGAATTCCCCTGCGTCCATATTCCCTTGAAACATCTGTGCTTACCCGACCCTTCATCTCATCTAAAATCTGGTTATATCTGTCTTTAAGGGGTTGTATACCAGACTCTAATCGTTGTCTCTGTCCGGCAAAAGACTGACCGACTTCCCCGACCTGAGTCTGAAGCGACTGAATGGCAGGTTGATTGGCTTGCTGTTGAAAACCTAAAAGTTGTTTGGCAGTTTCTAAGACGTTTCCTCCACCACCATCTCCGCCTCCACCCCCAGAGGACAGTCCAGCTTCCCTCTCATAGCGAGCCACCTGTCCAGGATCATTCAATATTCCCCTGATTACATTGGGATCATTAAATCCAAATTTAGATCGTAACAACCCTTCGTCTAAAGCCATAAAAATGACGGCTCATGGCCGTCTCTCAATTCGGTAACTAACGAGATTATATCACTTAATTTCATGCCAGGGTTCCTGCACTGGTAAAGTAAAAGGTGGTTCCCCCGTGTCTTGCCACCAAAACGGCCGACCCAGTATGCGTTTCTATGGCGAAATCACCATTGGTGCTCAGTGCGGGAGAACCGGCATTTATAGTAAATCTCAAAGTCCCAGCATTGCTTATAAGATTATTGTTGACAAGGGTACCATCCTGGGCCGTGACACCGTTGATCGTGGGGTCATTAAGGGTACCAATATTGACCGTCACCCCTGCCCGTATGCCACCATTTATTGTGACAGTTCCATTGTCTGGATTAACCGTTAAAAGTACCGTTCCCCCGGTAGTGTCGCGCAACGTTAGAACGCCACCAAGATTAATCAACACCGTTCCCTTTGAAAGAGCGGTGGGGTTGAGATATGGAGTCTTTTCGATGTTTATATCATCGTCAAATGCGCTGGTGAATTGATAGGACGAGGAGGCAAGTCCCTTTCTTAGGTTTTTATCAAACCCGATCACTGAATAGTCTCTCATTTTTTAGGTATGGTGTCGTAATCTACAGAAAATCCATAGAAAGTAAATCGGGATTCCCTCGACGATTCAGAGACCCGCCAGGACAAGAGTCGCCCCCGAGATCCAGAGGGGAAGTTAAACTCCACAATTCCCGTAGAAGTGTCGCCCAAATCAATCCACTTCTTGCTCCATTTAGAGAAGGAGTCGGTGGGGGCGACTTGGAATTTGGCTCCGCTTCCGGGCGAGAAAAAGGCCCAGATTGTATTGAAATCCTTTTCCGACTCCGGGTCTCCGAAATTTAATACTCCCTCAGCCGAGCAAGCTATGGCAGCCCCGTTGTCAGAGAGCGCCGTACCCCCCAAGGTATAACACTGCCCGTTACCGTCCCCGAAGATGAGCTGTTGGGAACCCGAAACGTCTTTATAAGATAGCCACGCCGTAGGACGATGGGCAAACTTGTAGTTCCTCCAGTAGTCTTGCTGGAAGTTGTAAACCATTATTCCCGCCTCGACCGTTTCGTTTGTTAAATCATCAGTAATCGTTCCAACTGTGCAGTAGTAATTATACTTGTGTAACACGCCGGGGGCATTATCGAAGGTGGTTCCGATAATCCCACTGCCCCGATCATTGTAAATTTGTCGTTCGACTTGGTTTGAAAGTAGTTGTGGGACGCCAGCGGTGTAAGCAAAAAATCCCAATCTGTTTAATCCAAACTTAAAACCTTCTACGGCACCCAGGGAGGAATAGGAGGATGGTCCCAATTCGGTACTCATGTCAAAAAGGTTATACCCATCCCAGCGGTGCATTACTCCTGAATTTTTAGATGCAACAAGTCGGTCTTGAGACTTATAAACGGCGCTTATCTTCCCCGGACCCGGAATCGTGATAGAAGAGGAGTCGTTAGTCCAGTCGGATGGAGTGCCGACATTTGAATAAAAAAGAGAGCTAGCTGTCCCCCCAGCATAAATTCTGTTTTGATAATCGGTAAAATAAGGCGCTATGGGGGCAGAGGGGGTGTTTGTAAGGGAAGTCCCATTTGTGGTATGTCTAGTTGCAACCACACCGTCTCCGATAATCATTGTGTTTTCTAAATAAGCCGTCCCAATATGAGTTCCGGAGGTCATCGTTCCATTCCCGCAGATTGTCCACGCCCCAGTCCCCTGGGTGGAATATAAGATAGACCCCCCGGCAGCTGCGTAAGTCCAGAAAGTTGACCCGTCGTTTTGGTGCCATTCAAACAACGAGTCTATTTGGGACACCTGAGAACCTAAGTAGGATACATATCCCGGCCTTTTTCTCAGCCCCCCGATGGGTTCGGGGTCCATGTTGACACATCTCAAAAGATTTCCTTCGGATTCTAAAAGGGGCGAGGTTTTAAGCCCTAGACCCCGGAACTGGTATACTCGTAATCTGGCCATAGTTTAGGGCCAAAAGTCGTCTTCTGCCGAAATCGCCTCAACTAAATCTATGGTCTGTGGGCCGGATTTGTCCCTATTTGTAATTTGGTTTAGAAATACCCCCTTGGCGGCATTGGAAACAATCATCAACTTTTCATACTCATTGCTCCTATTGTCCTTCAAAAACGCCTGAGCTAGTCCATAGTCAACGAAGCTCTTGGTATATGGACGCAAGGGGAGGGGAAGAACGTCGGTGTCGTTTACCATAATTGTTCCGAACCGGTAGAAACCAATTCGGGCAGACCCCCCACTTTCTGGGGGCCTGACCTGGAAAACAGTATCCCCCAGCCAGTTGTGATATGGATGTGTACTTGAAAAGTTTTGGTTAGGGAGAAAGTCATTGGCGGTTTTTCTGGTAGAGAGATAAAAGTCACTTCCGTTATACGTAACCTCAAACCTTCTAATCTGGTCAAAGTCGGCCGTGGTTACAGTTCCCAGCCCAGCAGTTCCAAAGCTAATGTCTACCGTCCCCATCGAGTAGTCTTCATTAGTAGAAATGGCCGCCGTGACCATCTCATCTTTCCACTCATTGATCCAATTATCTAGGATAACATCTTCTTTTATGTAATCAGAATCCCACAACTTATCTTTTATTCTTTGGCGCATAGAGGCGAGGGAATAAAAAGAGAACCCTGCAGGAGTTTGCCAATCCGACTCTGAAGTAGTTCCACCCGTGACAGAATTTCTGTAAAAAGCGCGGTAAGCATCGGTGGATGCGGCCCCAGTATCGTCAAAAATTGAGTGTTCATGATCAGCCTGATAGGTTACAGTCCCGTCCGTTATGGCCGTTCCCGTCCCCGTGGTTCCGGACGCCGACTTTTCAAAAACAACCTGGTTGTACTTAATCCCATAAACGGGTGTATTTGCTGGATGCTCATATAGAGTATTGGCAGTCAATGTTCCTGCTGTGCCGGAGGGGGCGGATACGCCCAATAACATGACTTCGGTTTGTTCGCCACCCACCTCCCCGACCTGTACTGCCCAAGAAGCAGAGAACCCGTTGGGGTTTTTCCATCTTAAAACGTTAGTACCTGATACCTCATCAAAGGTAGTAAATGTTTTCGGGGCATTTATGTGTAAAAGGTTTCGTGATCTAACTAGGCTCATATATATACTTTTTCTATTGCTGGTTTAATATCCGAATTGCCGTCTATTTGTATTTTAGGGACTATCGAATCTAGGGTTGGCCCCATGTCCGGCGCTCCCGCATACCCGCCATATTTCACGGTTGAACTTGAGTAGGTATCTGAACTACTCGAATAGGCAATGATTGATGGTTGCCTGGTTGCGCTGGTCTTTCCGACGTCTAATCCTGGTTTGGACATATTAGCCTATTCTTTTGGCAAAAAAGTAAGTGGCGCCCGCAGCGTTTTCGAGAGTAATGTTTGCACCAGTAAATTGTTTCATTCCAACATAAACTAAGTTTCCCGCAGATAATTTATTTACATCGAAGACTGACATCGACGGGGTGTTTCCCGTATTTATGAATATTTCTTCGTAGGGAGCACTGGGGGTCGCCGCCCCGGTCCCGGCAGCATAATTTAATGCTATATATACTCGACCCGAAGCCGTAGAAGCCGATATGCGAGCCACCCCCCCCACGTAATATAAACCCGTGGTCGGGATGGTGTAAGTTCCGGTGGCAAAATCGGCCCCGTCGTCGTATTGTTCGGTGTCGTAAGACAAGTTGGTGTCGGTGTTGTGGCTCACAACTTGCGCCGTTCCCATTGAGGCCCTGAATTGGTCTGTGTTACTTGATGTTTCTGCGCTCCAGGCGGGCAGTCCCGAGGAGACCTTTAAAACGTCATTGGCATTTCCAATCGCCAAACGATTGGCTGTTCCACCCGCACTTCTAAACCAGACATCGCCAGTTGCATCCGATCCAAAAACTAACGTGGGGGTTCCTAAGGTTCCATTATTCACCGCAGTAACAGTGAACGAAGCTCCGGTAATTGTCCCCCCCGTGATTTGAGATGTTCCTATAAATGTATTTTGATAAGTCCCCCCCACAATTGTCTGTTGAAGGGTTCCCGTTGCAGCTACCCCAGTGGCCCTAACTGGAAACTGTCCAGCCGTAAAGTGTTGAAGAATGGAGGTTCCCGAATTTGTTCCAAGAGTATCTTCAATGGCTTCAATTGTGTCGTTTTTTGTTGTATGTAAATTCGCATGATCCGGGGAACTTAGAGTGTCAGCTCCTGATGGGTCAGTAAATGTTTGTTTACTACCAGGATATATAGTTGCCACCGAAGTCCTCCCTTCTCATTCTTGGATTAAGGAAGGTCTCTGTTCTTTTATGGCAATTTTTACACAGGGTCCTGGCATTACCGAAATCAAATCTGAGTTCTGGAAATAAACTTTGAGGAATAACATGGTCGACTTGGAGGTTGCCCCCCCTTTTGTCTCCACACATTTGGCAAGTGTAATCGTCTCTTTCCATAACTTCTTTTCTCCACTTACGATATTCAAAAGAGTGCAAAATTACAAGTTGTTTTGATGTTTTTCCCCCCTGCCAGTTGTAATGACGTTCCCCTGAAACTTCAGACTTTTTCCCCTTATTCCACGGAGACCTACCAAGTTGGCCTTCATTTTGGCACTTTTTAGAACAAAACTTGTCCCAACCGATTCTCAGCCTACATGGCCAAGTCTTAAATACATTATTACAAACGATGCATGTCGTAGTTGTTTTGATCGTGACCTCTTTTCCAACCCTGTTTTTTGAGTAACACCCATGGGAGCAGAAGTCTCCAGCCAGGGATGGGGGGCGGGAGAACCTTGATCTACACACTAAACAATCTTTGGTAACTTTTGGAGTCCGATTCCAATACTTAAGTTCGGCTTTGCTTGCCATATCATATTGCCGACACCACTAATCCATCGGGTGAGAGCGGCCTCCATAGACAAACATAATAAATATTTCCAGAAATTACGTTTTGGGTAGTAACAGCTTCTACAATATCAGTTCCGTTCACAATAACGTGGGGGCCGGTTAGATTGGCAAGAACCTCTGTTCTAAGAGCTGGAGAGGCATCCACCCAAATTTCATTGGCGTCGATTGCAGTAGCAGTTGTGTCCGCAATAAAAGCCGCAGTGTTCCCCGTAACTCCGACTTGTATTGTTGCCGTAGCGCCACCCTCAGCTAGGTCAACGGTGCAAACTCCAAACACTCTCGCAATTACATCTCCGGTGACGCTAAAAAGAGTGAACGGGTCATTGGATCCTCCGTCATCTCCCCTGGCGTTTGTTGTAGCTCCGGCAAAGGCCGCAGGACGAGCAATGGCAACATTAAAGCTGTCGAGGGTAAGAAAGGGTCGAGAACTTTCTTCTATTAACATATTAGATGGCGGGAACCACGTTGCCATCTGGACTTAACGGCCTCCAAAGACAAACGTAGTACAGGTTTCCAGAAGTTATACTTTGAGTTGCAATCGTCTCAATAATGTCGCTTCCATTCACAATAATATGGGGGCCGGTAATGTTGGCGTAGGTATCAGTCCCAACTCCCGGGGTAGTATCATTCCATATTTCATTAGCATCTATCTCGGTTGCTGTCGTTAGAGCAATGAGGGCGGCGGTATTGCCAGTAACCCCGACTTCAATTGTTGCGGTGGCCCCCCCCAGTAGGGTTGTACAAACGCCGAAAATCTTTAGTAAAACCTCGCCCGTGACATTAAAAATCGTCAGGGGGTCTTTTGCCCCACCATCATTTCCCCTCTCACCTGCAGTTCCACCCAAAAACGGGCCAGGTTTACAAATCGCCACATTGAACGAATCTAAAGCTATATGCGCTTTTCCACTGTCGTCTAAAATCATTTTCCCAATAAAAAGGAGAGGTCTTTTCGCCTCTCAATTCGAATAATAAACTCATTATACACTAGCTGGGGAAGGGGTCAATGGCAACAGTTCGTCCTGGAGAGCCTCCAAAAAACTTATCCACTTAGTTTCTACGAGCTTGTCGATATTGAAATTTTCCACAACCCAATCCCGACACGCTTTGGCCACCCCGGCCTCGTCGTTTTTAACCGCCTCGTATGCTTTTTCCATGCAATCGTAAACAGACTTGGGGTCTGCGACATGAACAAAACTTAAATCAGAAGTAAAGCGTTTGTGCATAGTCTCTGCGATCCAGCCCGTTTTGCCATCAATCACCAATTCCGGCATAGACTGGCATCTTTGCACCACGGTTGGAATCCCACATGCCTGTGCTTCTATAATCCCCAGACCGAATCCCTCCGTTTGTGAGGGATGAAGTTGGGCGTTACAAGCCTGATATTCAGTAGCAATAACGTCCGAGGTTGAATTAAACATCGAAAGATAATCATCCACAAAGAAGGTTCTATTAAGTATTCCGAGATGGTTGGCATATTCTTTTATGGGGAAACCCCCCTGGCCACGTTGTTGGGTATGAAATAATAAGGCCGCCTCCGGGTGTTTATCGTGGAACATCTTAAATGCCTCTAGTGCTTCCTGATATCCCTTACGCGGTGGGTTCTCTTTGTTGGCTCCGACCATCGAAAAGTAGAAGTTGTCTGGCGGTAGGCCAAGTTTTTTCCTGGCTTCCATTCTGTCTCCAGGCTTGAATATATCTACATCGGTCCCCTCGGTAATGAAGGTTGAACTAAACCCATGTTTAAGAAGTTGGTCATAACCAAACTTAGAAAAACACATGATTTTGTAAGCATAGCGGAGTTTGTCTAAGACGTTGGGGGGGATGGGTTCCTTATCGACTGGAAACCAGGGGATAAATGCTGGAATTTTGGATAAATAACTTGGTTCTAAGACCCACACATCTTGCATCGAAAATACGACATTGGCTTTAAAATCCCTACCATGGAAATACATAGCATCAGATCCCCACGGTTCTGTCATTATGGGGTAATGCTTCATTTTTAATCCCTTAAACTTGGGATTAAGATGAGACGGGTATTCTATCTCCGCTGGGCCGCCTTGAACCCCGTAGAAGGCCGACATGGCAACAGGCCAACCATCAGCTATTAATCTGAACAACAGATCCCGCATTTCGATTGAATAACCACTGTTTGCATGGGGCGCGTTTGATGACCAGAGAATTTTTAAATCTCTTCTCTTTGTCATTTCATTTTTTTCAATATCTGATATTCTTTTGGCATCTTTCATGGTTTTACAAGCTCGGATATATATTTAGATACTTCCTCCGAAAACCTAATTTTGTAGTTCATTTTGTTAGCAATATTTCCCCCCGCGACATGCCAGCAAACTATCTCCTTGTCTTCATCTTGGGGATACTCCTCGTTTTTGGGCAGAATCAATTTCCCATCTCTTAAAATTACGTTGGGCTCGAAACCCTTAAGAGCAAGCCCATGAAACTTATTACTGCTATCCAAGTGCTTTGTCTTATATGGCCCACCGAAATCTTCACCCATATAGAAAATCATAATGTTTAGGAGGTCTTGTTCGCGGTATTGATAGTTATTGAAGTGGGCCGACATGCATAATTTTAACCAATGCTCAACAAACGGCTTGGACTTCATAACAACAAAACCGCAGTTGGCATACATTGTCGGGGAAATATCTAAAAGTCTGACTGGATAAACCTCGTCCTCCCGAGGATTACTGTTTCTAACTACGGCGACATCAAAATCTCCCTCCCAAATATGGTCTAGGTTTCCCAAAATAATCTGGTCCACATCCAGCTTACACACCGCGTCGTAATCCCGCAGAAGTCCACTTGCTATGATGGGAGTAGCTCTATAGAAGAAGTTGGGATCTCCCAACTGGTTAATCTTGGCTTCGTCTATGAGAATTAAAGGGTCTTTGGTGAACTTGGCGAGAGAGTTTTTAAGGCTGTCATAATATTGCATGTTCACTCGGTCTGCGATGGTAAAATAGCAACGCTTCATTTTTTGTCGGGGTCCAAATCGGTAACTAGAGTTTCTGTCGTCAGAATCGCACAAGCAATACTGACGGCATTCTCCAGCGCACTTCTGACCACTTTAATTGGATCTATAATCCCAGAGTCAATCAGGTTTACCACCTTTCCGGAAGTTACATCTACTCCTTCCGGATATCCATGTCCCGCCATTTTCTCCCTCACCTCCGCATAATCGAGTCCAGAGTTCTCTATCAACCGCTTAAACGGGGCCTGGAGGGCCGTTTTGAGTATGAGAGCACCTAGAGTACCTTTGGGGGGTGTTTCGACCGTTTTAGAGGCTTCCAACAGGGCAATCTCGCCGCCAGCGACGATTCCTTCTTCCACCGCCGCCTTAGTGGCGTTTTTAGCATCTATGACTCTTTCCCGCTTTTCTCTAATCTCGACTTCCGTCGCCCCCCCGACATTTATTACTGCCACGCCTCCCGAGAGCTTGGCCAATCTCTCCTCTTTAATATCTGCATCGTATGGGCTATTGGCGTTCTTAATCTGCTCTCTCAAATCTTCAATCCGCTTCTGAATGGCTTTTTTGTCTCCCCTTCCGCCCAAAATTACCGCCTTATCCCTATCCACCACTACCTTGTCAGCTCTTCCCAATTCAGTTATATCCACTGACTCAATCTGCCTGCCGGCGTCTTCCAAGACAGAGACTCCACCCGTTAAAATAGCAATATCCTCCAATTCGTCTATCCGCCTGTCTCCAAATGCGGGGGCCTGAACGGCCACAACATGTAGATTTCCCCGTAACTTATTCACCACAAGAAACTGGAGAGCTTCCTCGACTATTTCCCCCGCGAAGATAACAATGTTTTTACTTTTGGTTTCTTTTAAGAATTTGTCCAAAAAGGGGACTAGTTGATGAGCGTAATTCAATCTCCGGTCCGTCAAAAGAATGTATGGGTCTTCTATGACAGCTTCGTTGGTTTCTCCATCAGTCTGGAAATAAGGTGAAGTTGTGGCGTATCCCCTGTCAATTTCCATTCCTTGCTTATAAGTGACTGTGGTTTCATAACTCTTGCCATCCTCCACGCTTATCACCCCATCCTTACCAACCTTTTTAAGGGCTTCTGCCACCAACTTGCCGATGATTGGGTCAGCGGCGGAAATGGAGGCCACGGACTCGATCTCTTGGTCGGTTTTGATGGGTTTGGCCATCTTTTTAAGTTCTTTAACCACACGCTTGGTGGCTTCTTCTATTTCCGACTTGATGAGCATAGGATTAGCTCCGGCGGCAATATTCTTAAAAGCCTCATTTACCAAGGCCTGGGCGATGATCGTTGAAGTTGTTGTGCCATCGCCGGCTATTTCATTAGTCTTCATGGCCGCCCCCTTGAGAAGGCGGACGCCCATGTCTTCATGGACATTGGGGAGGTTGATGGCCCGCAAAACACTTACTCCATCGTGGAGTATAGTTGGCGGGATATCTTGTCCAGGGGCTTTATCAACGGCGACATTTCTCGATCTAGGGCCAAGGGTAGAACCCGTAGCATCAGCACCAATATTGATCCCCCTTAGGAGCTTGTCTCTCGCCCCTTGTCCAGAAATGATATCTTTTATAAACTTTGACATTTTATTCGTAAACCGCCATCAAATCCGCGAATTTAACCAATCTATATTCTTTTTGTCCTTCTTTGACGTCCTGGCCCGCCCATTTGTGGTGAATAACAATGTCTCCCGGTCCCACCGAACAAGTTTCCATTTCTCCAAACACCTCATAATGAATAATCGGAGCCCCAATGGCCACAACTCGACCTTTTGACGGCTTCTCTTTGGCTTTTTCTGGCAAGGCGAGGCCACTGGCCGTCAATTCCTCTTCATCCATAGATTCAACTAATACATATCCCATAAGGGGCTTTAAGTTTGTTTTGGCCATTCCAGCTCCTTTCTTTTAGCAAAAAATAATGTGTTTTTGTCTACTCTATACTGTTTTTTGTCTCCCTCGTCCCAGTTGAAAGACAACCACATGTTGTTTATTGGTAGCCACTCAAGATCAAATCCCTGATCAGCTAGTATCATGGGGATATATTCAGGTATTAATGTCCCAAAATAATGCGCCTCTCCAACAATATAATCTATTTTGTGAGCGACCTTTCCAAACGCCTGACTTGGAAAGACGATGTATTCGGCACCCTCTGTATCCATTTTGAGTAAATCCACATGTTCTATTTTTTGTTCATTCACAAAATCTTCTATAGAAAGAAGTCTAACTTGCTCAATCGGGGGGCCACTTCCAAAAAGAGACTCGGCTATGGGATCGTCGTTGTTGGTTCTTAGCCATTCAAAGTTAGTCCTCGCTGCCAATCCAACCTGAAACGGTTTTATGTTTGGGTATAGTTCTATGTTTTTCAATAGACATTCATAATTATGGGAACTTGGCTCGAGTGCATAGATTACCTTGGCCCAATCCTTAAAGAAAATTGAGGCCAAGCCTATGTTGGCCCCGCAGTCAATAATGGTCATGTCCTTTTTCACCATTCCCCTTTTGTAGTGTTCGCCCACCAAAACTTCAGCTATTTGGACTTCGGTGTTTTCTTTACTGGCCGCCGTAAAAAAGAATGTTTCTTTATCGTCGTTAATCTTGGGGTGTTTGAAAGTTAGGCGGTTCATTTTCGTCTAGCACAAAAAATTTCTGGGTCGTGTTGAAAACCGGTTATTTCAAAGCCATTAGTTTTTAGAGCATCTTTAATTTGGTTTGGATTCCTGCCGCTCCATTTGTGTGTTTCGTAGAGAATTGTGTCAATCTTGGGAGCTACCTTCTGGAATCCCTCCGAAGAAAATATCTCTGTTTCCGTTCCTTCTATATCTAGTTTCATAAAATGTACCCGCTCTATCTTCTCATCTTCAAAAAGTTTATCTAGGGTGATGGCTTCTACTACTTCACTATTCTTTCCCCCCGGCCAGGTACTCATATGCAGACTGCGCATGGTTTTGTTGTCTACTGGCCCCCCAAATGACATTTCCCGGTTTTCTATATAGATCGCCTTCCTAATAGGCTTGACGTTAGTTATTTTATTTACCTGGAGATTTCGGTTTAGAGCGTCGAAGTGCTCCCATGAAGGTTCTAATGATATGACTCTTTCAAAAGCATGGGAAAGAAACATACTTACCAGACCAATGTTCGCCCCGATATCCAATTCCAGGGTGCCTTCTTTAATTAGGGGTAGAAATGTCTGGAATATCCTATCGTGATAAATATCGACCATCTGGTGTCCGATCCAGTTGTGTTCCAGTTCTCCGTAGAAGAATATTGCTCTTAAATCGTCAGGTGGATTCATAGTTTTCTCAAGACTATTGTGAAATTATAACACAGTTCCCTTCCGACTGTTTTCGCCCCTCTTGAACTCCGTTAATGGAGAATGGTATTAGCCATGCAAAAGGGTGTAGTTGCCTACACCCTAATGCCACTACTATCAATGTCCGTTGTCAAGCGGAGATTATAGCAGCTGTGCCCACACTTAAACCAATGTCCCTCACGCCCGCGGCCGTTCCCGAAAACACATTATTCTTGTACATACTGGCTCCACTTCCCATTTGTGTGACGTTTACCGCCGCGCAGTTCTGGAAGAGAACCGGAGTGTCTGCTCCCGCTGCTCCGCTGTATACGGAGGCGTTCAAAGTGCCGGACTCCACGTTAATGAAGCTGCAATTTTTGAAAAGCATGTACTCAATATTTCCCGTACCACCGGTGAAGAACGCATCAGTTGTAGCCTGTGCGTCCATAACGAACACGCTGTCATGGAATTCCGCCCTAGAGGGTCCAGCCGTCCCAGCCAAATTGACCAGCGGGGTTGGAGCCCAAGAGAAGTTTCCGATCCAGCAACGATCTAGTCTCAAGCCGCGAATACCAGTAGCTACATCACCCGCCAACTCAAATATGGGCGCCGTTCCACCAGCTGCCGCAGCGTTGTTGTTTTCGATGGATACATCGTGTAACCACAAATCATGCGGCGTGCCAGAAGAGGCCGTCCCAGCCCTAAAGGTAGCAGTGATAGTACCAGTCGCAGCGGTCCCTGAAGTTCCGAAGAACTTTAGGCCGCCGATTTCGCAACCAGCACCAGATACCAGGACCAATTCAGTGTCATTCACAGTTGCCGAAGCAAAGCCATCAAAAGTTAGACCATTGTAGGTCAAAACCCCGGGCTTAGACCCCAAACCCAACACGTGAACTCGATCTTTGTTCAGATCCCAAGCCGTCCCCAATCTCCGAGCAGTTCCACCATCAGTCGGAACAACTAAAATATAGTCATTCCCATTATCTTCCGCAGCATCAGTTGCCGCCTGAAGGGTAAGTTTAACAACGGAATTACCCAAAAGATCAGTTCTTTCCCTGTGATCAGAATCGTTTTCAGAAGAAACCCAAAAAACCTCACCATTTGTCACAATACCCGCATTGCGGATTTCGGACAAAGGATCAATCTTGTAGGTTGTAAAATTTCTAAAAGAATCTCTCATAAATATACCTCACCCCCTATCCCCATACTTCTTTTTGATATAGCGAAGCATGACAATTTTTTGTGTCGGAGAAAGCTGAATGATCCTCCCCAACTCATCGAGAGATAGCCTCCCATATTTTCTTCTTCTTGAATTGTTTTTATTCCTTCCCACATATTTATTATAGGGGCATTAATTGGCCCTGATTAGCCATCTTATTTTTCAACTTCTCGACCAAGGCAGGGTTAGCTTTAAGTTGTTTAACAATCTCTTCTCCCCTTAAGTAGGCGAGGTGCCGCCTGCCAAAGTATTGTTCAACGGTAGATACCCCCTTGCCTTGAGACACATTCTTTAGGTATTGGGCAACAGCTCCGGTTCTTTCTGATAACTTAAACTTGTAATCCCTTTCTCTCTGACGGTCTTGTTTGTCATTCCACGCGTCAACCTCCGCTATTACGCGGGCGTTGTGCTCGGGAGAAAATCCCGGATCACCATAGGGTTTCTGCTCTAAGAATTTAAAGTCCTTAGGTGAAATTGTGGTTTTCTTTGCCATGCGGGAGGGCGAGCCTCGAACTCGCCAAGTGGTCTAACCACGCTCCCCATAGATGGTTTGTTGATGCGCGCGCACCTTATCAACGCACAAACCATCCAAAAGCGTTACGCAGACTTACGAGTCTGCTTTCCATTTGCCGCTGGGGCAAGACAAAGGACGTTTACAAACCAGTGCATTACTGCCTGATATTGAAGGGTGTTCTGCAAACGCAGAAGACCTCCGCCCGATGGATCCTCCATCCAGCTGACATCGGAGACCTGACAGATTTTCCAGGTAGAGAGGTTGATTAAGAGAACCTCACCATCCGGAACGTCATAGTCCCTAAAGACACCGACAACATTTCCGCCTGCCGCGAACTCTAAACCCATCCATCCGCCGAGAAGATCTGCTTTATTGACAGTCCTTCTCATGGCAGTCAAGAGATCCCCATATTTTCTATTGAGAGTCTTGTTGACCAAGATGATGTATTTGTCGTTCTGATCGGCGTATTCCTGTACGTCGCCATCCATTGTTTCTAGTCTTGCGAGTGAGAGTGCCTCACTGATAGAACCGAAACTTGGAGTCCAACCTACAGTGTTGCGAGCTAGACCTGCATATGTGCTTGTACCCGTTGTTGAGGAAAGAGCCGCACGAATACCCAGAAGTTCTGAAGTACCCGCACCTGCGCCTCCACCGTCAACGATGTAGATAGAATCATCTGCCGCCGTCACGATTGCTGTAGGAGCGCCGGAGACAATAGAAGTACCAGTTACTCCCGTAAGAGTACCAATTGCCGCGGCTGCTGTACCCACACCAACCACCTGATCTACTGCGAAGTATTTAGTAGGAGAAATATCTCCGTTAATAGTTCCGTAGTAATCTAAAGCCCGACCGTCGTCGATTGTACCGTATCCAGCCTCGGCAGATGCGATTGCTTCAACAGCGATCGTACCTGTTCCGACTGAACCACCGGTCGTGCGCACCTTGGAAACCACACCATCGCCTCCACCGTACAGCTGTCTGTTCACATGTCTAGCGAAATCGTTAGAGAGTTTTTCAGATTGAGCTTGTAGTGTGTTTTGAACTGCGAGAGTATTGCTTTTGGACGCATCGATTGCCAACTTCGAGATATTCAAAGCGCCGGTTATTATTTCGACTGAAACAGTCGCCCGAGAGGTATCACGACCACCTGAAGAAATGACAGTTCCACCGTCATTAGCCAAGTTAGCCACTCCACCGTGTCGAGTTGTGTAAACCGGAGCCAAAAACTCATCATTCATAACCATCGATTCGCTATCGCGTTTCAGCTGGTCGAGAAGAATGGTCTTTTTGGGAAAGTTATCCCGAACATAAGGCAACATAACCTCTTTCAAGGTTGCTGTTATATCCGAAATTAATAAGTTAGCCATTTATTATTCACCACCCCTCTGCCTAATTTGGGTACGCTGTAACGTCGTAATTAATCCCAAACGGCAAGTAAGACATATATTTAGACCCCCTGGCTGCGAGTTAACGAATCACGAATAGCCTGGCCAAGGTTTTCTCTGGTGAGAGGTTGTGGGGGTGGGGGAGCTTTAGCTCCCGCTGTTGGATTGTCCTGGGTTATAAATCCACTGGGTTTAATCTTCTTTAATTGTTCCTCTTTCCACTTGTCAATCTCACCCTCATACATGAGTTTGTAGGCTTTTTCTGGACTCTTTACTCCATTTTCATCCATGTACTTCAATAGGTCTTCAGGGGTGGCTTGCGGTTGACCCTTTTCTTTGGCTTCGCCTAAGACGCTTTTGACATCTTCTATCAATTCTTTGGCTGCTAAAGCGTTGGCTACCCTTCGATTGACCTCGCCATCAAGTTGATCGTCGGTTACTATTCCCAAATCCTGGGCCTGTTTACGAGCCATTTGTCTAGCCTCTTCGGGTGACAAATCCTGACCTTTTTGAGCCTTTTCGTTCAAGTCCTTCTGTTTTTGCTCTTCCAAAAGTCTTGCTTGTTCAGCCTGCTGCCTCTCAAAATCGGCCAGTTTCTGGGACTTTTGGGTATAGTCTGGATAAAAGTCTTTGATTGGCCTATTCCACTTGGTCTCGTATTCCTGCGCCGTCTCGCCCAAACCAACCAACTTAGTTAGCTCCTCCTGGGAGTATTCCTTTTCGCCTATTTTTACTGGGGTTGGTGTTGTGTCGTCCACTTTAGGATCCTGCTTATTAAAAAAATCGTCTGGCATAATTGATTGTTCACCCCCTCTCGTCTGTTCACTAGGAATTAATGTAGTGAAGGCATAAAAAGAGGCGCTCTTTAAAGCGCCCTCTCAATGGCTCTGAATATATTATATCACATGCCAACACCAAGCAAATTGCGCCATGATATACTTGTCTCGTGTCTAAGATACCGGTCAAGACTGTAGACAAGCTTTTGGAACAAGCCAAATTTAGAGAATCGTTTAGAGTACTACCCCAAGGAAAGACGTTCAAAGACCTGTCTACTGTAATCATTATTCCCATCCCCGGCCCCAAAACAGAAAAGAAACACCTAAATTGTAAAAAATGCAAAACTTTAAATGAATATGAGGCTTGGTCTTTTTCTGGTCTTCACCCAATCTTTGTGGAAGCGTATAAACGCCTGGTTCGACCCATGAATGTCCCAGTAATAGAGATGATGCCTTCCGGGTATGAAGTTGGAGATGCTTACAACCGCACGATTGAGATGGTTCTATCCAACGATTCCTTGAAGAACTTTAAGTATATTCTAACCATCGAGTACGACAATATAATTCCGTTCATTCCCAACACTCAAGGCCCGATGATAATGCTTTATGAGACGATGGAGAAAGGTTTTGATGCTGTGGGGGGGCTTTATTGGACAAAAGGAACCCCCTCTATGCCCCTGATTTATGGTGATCCCAAAGAAGGCAGAAAAGCACCAGCTGGAATGTTTAAGGTAAGGATGGATTGGAAACCCGGAGATATTGTGGAGTGTAATGGAATGGGAATGGGATTTACACTATTCAAAACTGAATTGTTTAGAGACAAAAGAATCAAAAAGCCCTGGTTTGAGACCGTAAATGCCCACAAAGAACAGGGGCCGGCTCTTTATACTCAAGACCTCTCCTTTTTTGAGAAGTTTAGGGAATTGGGCTATCGATGCGCAGTAGACACCCGTGTAAAATTGGGGCACTTAGATTTTAAGTCGGGAGTTATCTACTAATATGCCGATTTTGTTACCATTAAGTGTTCTCGATTTTGACTCAATTATAGACATGGTGGCTTGGGATGGCAATTGCACCCACCCCGCGGGACATTGTTATGGTTCGGACGGGGGAAGCGGAATACCCGAAAGCCTGAAAGTGCCCACGGGCCGAGGGGGAGAATTTGAAATATGGCAATTAAACAAACAAAAGACTGACATATTAAGGAAGCTAATCACGCTTAGGTGTCAGTACTGCGAAAAGTATTACATCTCCCACGATAAGGTGGATGTTGTCGAAGAACCATGAAATTTGAGGACTTTTCACCCACCCCACCCGAAAAAGTCTTGTTGGTAGCAAGTCTGATTAAAGATAGAGTGATTTGTGATCTGGGAAGTGGGGACGGAGCCTGGATGAAAGAAATGTCGGAATTTGCCTCTAAGGCTGATGGAATTGAGATAGACCCCAAATACACCACCAGTCCAAAGGACTTTTTCGATGAAGACTTATCTGGGTATGAAATCCTGTACATGAATACAAATGATGATGGTGGGCAAGAATTGGGAAAAAAACTCAAAAAAGATAACTGGCGTGGGTTGGTAATCACCTACGGCCAGCCATTATTCAAGGATCACCAGCCAGACGAAACCAGGGAAACATTCCTGGTTTATAAATTATGAAAAAGAAAGAGATTAAAAAAGACCCCAAGAAGCTAGATTTGGCCTGCGGAAACAATCTACAACCAGGCTTTACCGGGGTGGATTTGGTCAAAGATGGAACCCAAGCTGATATCGAGTGGAATCTATTAAAGTTGCCCTGGCCATTCAAAGATAATTCAATTAAGGAGGTGTTTAGCTCTCACTTCCTGGAACACATACCACACGGTGATGGTTACAACGATCCCTTCTTTGACTTCTTTAACGAGCTGTGGAGGATATTGCGCCCTGGGGGGACCGCAAGGTTCGTTACTCCCTATTTTACATCTGTACGGGCCATACAAGACCCTACACACATGCGTTCAATAGGGGAGCCGACTTATTTTTATTTGAGTAAAGAGTGGCGGAAGGTAAACAAACTTACACACTATCCTCTAATATGCGATTTTGAATTAGTCAGTGCTAACCATGCTCTAATGGAAGAAAATACCGGCAAGGCTCAAGACGCAATAGCGTATCAGGCTATTCATTTTTGGAATGTGGTTTCCGACCTTCAGGTAATAATCAAAAAGCTTAAGCCGAAATAATGATCATTGTGCTGCATGGAGACCCCGTAGCGGCCGTCGTGGGCTTTACTATCTCGTTGGTGGCGATAGAAGATGGGAGCCCCCCAGTTGAGACACTGTATACTCCGTAAACTGGTGGTCCCCCATGAGTTAAGTTGTGTGTTAATTGCCCCCCCCTAAAGTAATAATAGGATTGGCTCGAGCTGGAGTCGAGAAAAGCAAAATACCAATTACCAGGGGTGATATCCTGAGTTGCCGACGTGGCCAGAGTAACCCATGAAAATCCATTAACAAAATTTAGGAGTCGGGAAGCGCTATTTGCCAACGAAAGGGTTCCGTCTGAAATGGAATATAAACCAAAAGAAAAACTCACCGACCTCGCCGTTGTCCCCACAGCCGAAGCCAGGATATAGATATTGTTTAAGGATAGACTGCCGGGCATATAAACATTGCTAATATATAAAGATTTAGCCGTCATTTCTCCCACCCCGTTGTTGACGGAGGGGCGTGAATATAAATTGTCAAATATATTTATCCTTGCCATATTTAAGCTGACAATAAAATCATCGGGGTTGCCAAAGCATCTAGCCCAGTTATGTCTAGGTCAGAGGTGGCATAACTCCCAGGTAAGGCCGCAGTTGAAACTGACATATTACCATGTATAAATCCACCCGGAAAGGCGTTTGCGGGATTTATTAGAGTTGAAAGTCCCATCAAGGATACGGAGGAATTACCAGCCGTCGAGGGAAGAATACCAAACCACCACGTACCCGGACTTATGTTTTGTGTAGCCGAAAAATCTGTTATCGAAATCCACCCCCGACCAGAGGAAATGCTCTTGGAAACCGATCCGGAATTGTATAAAGAGAGATTAACACCAGAAATAGAGTAAAGACCAAGTGAAATAGAAAACGTTTTATTGGCGTTACCCTGATCAAAAAATAGGTTAATCGTCAAGAGAGACATGCTGTCCCAGACTTGAAATGGGACAAAAGAGAGACTTCCATTTATCATCGCAATAGAATCCGCCCCATGTAAAAAGAAGTTGCCGAGAAAGTTTAGTTGTCCCATATTAAGCTGTAATAATTATATAAGGTTGACGCATAGCGTCGAGTCCGGTTATATCTAAAGAGCTTGTAGCAATACTTCCCGGCATGACAGATTGGCTAACCGTAACTCTCCCCATTAAAAACCCCCCGGGGACATTATTGGCGGGGTTTATGGAGCTATTGTTATAAATAGACAGCGCACTATGCCCACCCGTCCGTATATTAAAAGCAAAATACCAAGCCCCGGGGGTGATATTCTGAGTGGCAGATGTTATTAAAGAAATCCAAGAAATTCCCCCATTGCTTGCGGCAAGAGTAAAATTTTTACTAGCGGAGTTGGCTAACGATAGAGTAGAACCATTAAGTGAGTAAAGACCAAATTGAAGGGTGTGGTTTTTTGAGGTAGCCGTTTTTGAAGAAGTGGTTAAAGAGATTAAGACCACTGGATATCCCAAAGAAAGGCTTAGGGGAATGTTTACGGCGTGAAACGAGAGCGTGCCATTGCTGTATCCCCCAAATTCTACCCCCCGATGTCCAGGGAAATTCTCAAAGAAATTTATCTGTGGGCCAGTGGCGGCGGATGAGGTAGCAGAAGAAACCTCCACTCCGACTCCAAGAAGAGTTATCCATGACATGATTTAGGGACTAACCCAATAAGTTAAATTAAAACTGGCCGTTCCCGCATTTATCAGGTATGCAATAGTTCCGTTTGCCACCGTGCTGTAAACGGGATTTAAGTCACGAGCGATACCCCCCCCAGGAGGAAACACTCCCCTGGTAATAACTCCCGCACCAGTAGATCCGGCTACGTTGTTTGTAATTGCTACTTCAGGGGTTCCCGAATGAACCACAACCGAAAAACCAGTCAGATAAGCAAATGTCCCAGCCCCCACGGGGGCCAACAGGGTTCCCCAAAACGCAGCCGCCCCGGCCGTTCCTAGTGTATGACTAGTTAATACCGCACTTCCGGCGGGAGTATTATTTAGTTTGACCGTTCCTAAAGACAATACGCTAACTACACCTACGCCCGTTGTTGTGCCGGCAGACTGGATTGTGCCAGTCAAGATATTCACAGAGCCGTTCGTAAGATTAGAAACAACACCCACCCCAGTTGTCGTACCCGACGATTGTATCGTCCCGGTTAATACATTGATTGAACCATTTGTCACATTGCTCACTACCCCCACCCCCGTGGTAGTACCACTAGATTGCAAAGTACCAGTGAGAATATTTATCGACCCGTTAGTTAAATTAGAGAGAGTCGTCACCGTAGAGAGAAGGGTTGTCGTTCCCGATGCTTGGACAAAGGTACCAGCATTAACCATGGCGACATTGGAAAGAGAGCCCGTTGTGACTGTTCCACTGTTGAGAATAACATTAGACGTTCCCGCCCCCACCTTCACATATTGGTAACCAAATTGGTCAAAATAAGCGTTCACCCTTTGGGCATCGAGAACTGCAGTGGGTTCTGCCGTCCCCGCCTTGCCACCGATTTTTGCGGGAAAACCCACATCTGAAGCTCCAGCATCTGTATCGCCCGTAACGAAGAGGCCCCCACTATTTTCATGTATCAGCAACGCTCTAGCCCCACCACTGCCATCCTCTCTTGCCCCCGCGATTACTAGTTGGGGCGTTGTCAGAGCTGCGTCTTCCGCAAAGATGGCCGAGCCTAACTTTGTGAGATTAGCGTTGACAATTGTGGCTGAATTTATTGTCCCCGAATTTAGCACTCCAACCGTTCCCAGAGTTTGTTGGGTGCCAGTTGCTATGTTCACTGTAGTTCCCCCGCTAGAACTGGACACGACCACGGTTCCCACATTCAATGTCCCAGAGACCATTTGTACGGTGGTCGTTCCAGAAGCTCCGGAGAGGTCTTGGACGTACATTGCGCCGGTAGCTGGGTTTACGCCAATGGGTATAACTTGTGCTGTTCCCCCCGTATCGGCTGTCCCAAGCGTACCAACCACCCCACCAACACTAAATTGTTGGTTGTCGTCTACGTGTGCTCCGAATGCGCTCATTTCTTTTTATCCTTCCATCCCTTACTGGGATCTTGAAGTAAATCCTTTTTGACTTGACTAATGAAAATAAATCTTCTTCCGGGCATTCCTTTGATGGGTTCGATTACCTTGCCCTCAAGATTTAAGGTGTTAAGAAATTTGGCAAAGTCTTTGTCAAAATCATAAACATTAGACCAAGCCTCACCCTTTTTAAATTGCAGGGTTAAATCTAAAAAGACGTTTTCTTCCATATCATGCTTTCGCCATCTCTCTAGCAATTTTAACATGGATTTTAGAGTACTTTTTATCAGACTTTTTATAGTGGCCCGATTTCTCTTCAGCCATCCATCTTTTGGCTATGGCAGGGTGTTTTGCCCACAAAAACCTGCGCTGGGCACTACTTTGAAACGGCACGATTGGCTCCTTTCTTGGCCTGAATTTCTAATTTCTGCTGTTCTAACTGTTGCTGTTGAGCCTCCTGTTCACGGATAGCTTCTTCATCAATATCTATACCCACTTTCTGCGCCATTTGAACTTTCCCCTCGGCAGGAAGATCCTTAAAAGAAATCGACTCAGATGGCTGTTTAGCTTGGGCATTGACTGTGGCTTCTCCCTCCGCCCCCTTAGCGTCTCTTAGAGCTTCCAGGGTGGACACTTTGCCCTCTTCTATTCTTTGTTCGGGCGTGGGCAGGATACCGCCCTTAACCATATCGCTCATCACTTGAGCCACCGCCACTTTGATTCTCTCCATCTGCTGATCGGTCATTTGTCCTTCAGCTCCATATTCATCCATTGCTTCCATAATCTCGCTCGCCGATCCAAATTGATATATTTCAAGTAATCTCCCAAAGTAGGTTTTAATAACTTCAGGAGACACTAGACCGATTTGAGACAACTGTACCAGATAATCTCCCAATTCTTTAGCTGCCGTCCTTTGTGCCTCTCGTGTGTAACCCAAGCCAGTTTCTACTTCGATATCGACCCTATAATCACGCTTGATGGGAATGGCATCAAGGGGTTGGCCTTCATCGATCTTTAGCTCTTTTCTTTTCTGGAGTGCCGACGCTCCAATGATATCGAAGTATTGTGGTTCTCCCTTTTCAAGATAATATACGGTTTGGGGCTTCACAAAGTAATCATCGGCGTAGTCCAGCATCTTTTCGGCTATTCTTTTGACGGTTCCCTTAATTTTCTCCATAGAAATGGATAGGTTGGAGAATTCACTCTCCTTCAGAGACTCTATGGCGGCGTTTGCTTTTACTCCCTTGGGGAGCTTGCCAAGAGCAGACGTGGTTACACCCTGTTCTTCGATTAATCCCTGTAAAAGTTCCATGAAGTTAAATACAAACGGGGGGATGCTGGCTAGAGGATTCTGAATTGGAGGGGTCGTGTTGTATTTGAATACTTGTCCACCCGCCGCATTGTTGGGTTCGGTGGGTTCTCCGGATTTCACCGACCATGACCCCGTAACCATAGTATGCAAAAACCTTTCTACCCTTGAAACCACCAAATCTAATGATTTGTTTTGATGTTTTAATCTTTCAATAAGTGGAACTTGGTATATTGGGCCGGGTTCAAACCTCAAATCGACAATCGGGTATCCTGGTAGGTTAAGGTAGCTGTCTTTTAGGGTGATATTCCCCGCCGCGAACACTTGTCTAATAACCATGTCTCCCTTTTTATGTCTCTTTAATATTTCTCCACCGTCTTCCTGTTGACGTATCCTTCCCATGTTGTCGTCATCCAGGTATTCCTTAACAAACGCTTCTTTCTCGATGACCGTAGCCGTGGAATCAGTCCCCCCCAATCCGCCATACCTCGACTTGGAGTAGGCCTCTTTGATATCAGAGGAGGCGTACCTATTGTCGGGGTTGATTTGCATTACCCGTTCTAGTTCAAACCTCTCGTCGGCTTTTATTTCGGAGATTAGTCTCGGTCTGCTTTTAATGATATGGGGACAATCCTCAATCTCGTTTAATGACCCGTTGAGATGGACGTCAAAAGCATCAAGCACCATGTCGTTTAGAGTTTCCCTTACTGGGTCAGGCCAAATTTGAATAAAAGAAACTCCATGCTTAGCCGTAAGAAGAATCATAAAAGCCAGCTTCTCGATTAATCCCATGCTCTTAAACTCTTCGCTTACCCAATGACCCGAAGCCTTAGCTATCCTTTTAGCTTCTTCGAGAGCTTTTTTGTATTCGGGATTAGGAGCCATAACCGGCTGGCCCGTATTGGGATCTTGGGTTGGAATTTGAGGAAATTGAACGGAAGATACCTTTTCGGGATAAATGATTGGTATGAAGTTGCGGGAGGTCAGTAAATTGGCTACGCCCCTTATTTGTCTTGATGCTTTGGGAATCGACCGCATTGGCGCCCAAATTGTAGACGCCTGTGATAAATCCACAATCTTGTTTTGAGTGCGGGACATATACCTGAAATGGTAGCCATCATCAAAAAAGTTGTTGTCGTACCAGCGTCTTTCAAACGACCAGCGGAGGTTCTTGTCAGCCGTCATCATGTCATCCACGGCCTGGCCTATTTGTTCCTTGCCCAGTTTATTAGTTGAGTACTGATACGAATTAGCCATGAAGCATTTCCTTTTCTATCAACTCGGCAAACTTCTCATCGGAGACTTCGCTTTCGGGAACAAGATCGGGTGGTTCTACCTTGGGAGTTTCAATGGCTTTTACTTTTTCCGTTAATTCAAGATCTCTAAACTGTTCAGGGGTTCTAGCCACTAAGGCGTTAATCAACTTGCCAACCTCTTTATTTTTCTCGTATACATACCAGGCGTGGTATCCCAACACCGATAACACGATGATGGTCAAAAGTATCTCAATCACGCTATCTCCTCCCCGGATTTCCAGTACCCGGTATTTGGAATCATATACGATTCGGGGCCGTAGATTCTTGTGTCGGCGTATTTTAAGTATTCATACTCCCCGGCAATAAACTTGAAACTTAGAGGCACTCCACCCACAGACCATTCAAAGCCATCGGGCCTTATATCTTTGGTGGCCCAGACTTTCAACGTAGAAACTACTTCTGGGATCACATAACGCTTTTCGATAACAAACTCTAATCGATTACAATTTAATGGTCTGCCTTCTTTTAGACACCTCGCCCCTTCTCCGCATAAGATATACTTCCCATCAAGAAGAGCCCTTTGCATGAGATCGAAGCTCTCGAGTAGGGCAAAGTCGAGCTTTTCCCGACTAGGATTCACCCCATTCGTGCCATTGGGCTTCGGGGATTTCAAGATCTGTTTCTTGAATTTGGTCTTTGATTTGCTTTTCATAGCTTAGTCTAATTAATGTTTTTGGTTTCTCTGCCGCTTCCCTAATTATGGGATTCAGCCTCCAAACTGCCAGCGCGTGCGCAATAACAATATCATCGTGGAAACCCACTGGTGCTTCATACCTTACCCTATCTGTCGTTTCAGATATATCATAAGTAAAATTGGTGAGCTCCGTTCTGGTTTCAGGAATGTTCAGCATGTGAATACGACCCATTTCGATCCAGTTTGATAGCTTTTCAATCAGTTGCCGCTTCTGGTCGTTAGTAAACTTGATCGGATCTACCGGGACACCCATTCTTGCCAGATCCTCGACTATCGGATCACCCAATCCAGTAGCATCTATGACCACGCTTGCTGGCGAGCCGTTGATATCTTTGTAATATCTGGCTATTCCAGCTATCCTGGCCTTCTGCATCCCCCAGTCTATTTTGTTAAACCTATCTTGGTAGACTTGCCTGTTATTACCGGCGTCATAAACAGCTAGTACGGTAAAATCTTCTACCTTGGCCAGGTCTACTCCCATGACATAACGATGGTTGGTATACGGCTTCTGGGGCTCGGCATCCATAATCTCAAGGAAGTTTCTGAATACCACTCCGGTGTCCTCCAGAAAATTGGCGTATATCTCTTGCTGGATAACCCGATCCGGTATTGAGGCCATATCCTCGCGGATCAGGTCTTGCTGGATAAAGGGGTTATCAAAACTGGTAAAGGTAAAAAAGTCGTAGTTGGGTTGATTAACATCCTTACCACGTTCGGACAGTTGGTAGAGTAAACCCTTACCCTTTGGCGTTCCGCCTATGACCGCCTGACAGGGATAGTCCCAAAACATCGGCCGAATGGCGTTGTTCCAAAGATATTCATTCTTCAGAATAATACCGGCTTCATTTAAGAAGGCTTTGTCATAACCAAACCCCTCCATTGTTTCTGGGGTATCGGCACTGCGAAAGTCGATGTAAGCCCCGTTAAGAGTTATCATCTTGGCTTGCTTTCGCCATTCCCACATTGTTCTTGGCAGCTTGTTAAGGTGCGGTATAAAGTATCTCTCGATATATTTGTCAATGTTTGAATTGACAACGTCTACCCAAAGACCTCTCTTAAACTTTCCTTCGAGAGCGCTTTTAATGAAATCGTTAGCCGCTCCCTTGGTCAGTCCGAACCTCCGACCCTTGGCCACTATCTTGTACCTGGCCGGGCTGTCGAAGATCGACTGCTGTTTGGGAAAGTTTAAGATCGGCAACTCTACGTCTATCATCTTCGTTTAATGAGATTATAAACCTTATCGGGCCGTGGTCTTCGCCGGTAATCTCCATTGCTTTCAAGTCTGGGATCGCCTTATCTAAAACTTTGGCTGCTGACGCCATCCTGACTGATTCTTGTCGAGAATGCCTTGCCAGATCAACCAATATCTCCAACATTTCTTCGCTAAACTTTGAAGTCTTCGCATATATAGCCGACCTTGGTATAACCCCCCCCTTACTAGATTCTCCGTTGTTTGTTTCTTCCATAAAAAAACGGGCTCTTAGCCCGTCGTCTCAATGTCGGTAATTGAATTATTATACCACAACTTCTTTATCTGCTTATTAGATTAATTATATCATCCCCAAGGTTTGATTTAGTAAAGATATCTATCAGGTGGCCATTTCTTCCTTATTACTGTTTGTCAACTATCTTCTCATTGTTTATACTTTTCTACAAAATTATCAATATCGAGCATATCTTGACTCCGACTAACAACGACCTCATGCGGCCAATCCCACCATTTTATCCTAAGTAGTTCTTCGATTTGCTGTGTAGTAAACCTGTATCCCCTAACCGTTGCACGGTTACCGTGAACAACAGCATATGGGGGTACGTCCTTATCGACTACGGCAAACGCACCAACGATCGCCCCGTATCCAACGGTCACCCCGCCCATGATTGTTGCAAACTCCCCTATCCAAACATCGGATTGAACAACAATTGGGCCTTTATAAAACCCGTCGTGTCCCCTTGTACCCAAAAATGCATATTCAAAAGTCGAGACAAGTTTCCTGTCCCTCACGCAGGGGTGATTGTCTACTTGGTAAAAATGGACATTTTGGGAAGTGGCTGAGTATTTTTCCAGTGTTATAAAAGAACGGGGGGCTTGTCCTCTGTCTGTGAGTATTATTGGATCGGGGGTTCTGTAGGAATTGCCATCGCTCATATCAGCGCCTCATCTCAATAATGTCAAGAATGTCGGCTTATTATTGACTATCATTTTCTGAACAATATCTGGTACTTCTTCTTTATGATTTGGATGTATCCCCACAATGTTTAGTGATCCTAGATAAGCCTGGGCAAGGCCGCCGTGATGCGATGGCCCGTCCGCTTTATATGAGTCATCTCTCCCACTCCCCACCAACTTAACTGGAATCTGCTCACCGTGTAAATACAACCCTATGGTTTCAGCGGCTCTAAGATAAAATGAGGTAATTGTGTAGCAAAATGGAATTTTTCCTTCTAATGCTAGGCCCACTGCTATTCCGAGAAGACTTTGTTCAGCGGCTCCGACATTTTTAGCTCTCTCCGGGAAGTCTTGCATGATTTTGTCCAGCATCCCGAACCCGAGATCGCCCGCCAAAAGCCAGATATCTTTGTTTTCCAACATTCGCTCGTAAAGACTTGCGGCGAATAAACCGCGCTGACTCTCATGTGGTTTACCGAAATTAGGAAATTTCAAGAAGCTCCTCATCCCCAGGTTTGTAATGAGCCTGCAATCCAACAGCCCAGGTTCCCAGCCCTGGATCGGTTCTCCTTATTTCAACCGGGAAGCCCGTTGCTCTGATTTGGGCTTCAAGCAAGTCCACATCCACAGCTCGATAGGCTCCGAATCCGTTGGCGTTAAGGTAGACTTTGAGATTGGTGAGGCCTTGCTCCTTGGCAATCCTAAGAGCCTCCCAAATAGACCCTTCAGCCGCACCCCCATCAGAAACCAAACAATAGACATTTTTAGACCTATCGGCAAGCGCGATACCAACAGCCACCGGAAGTCCTTGTCCCAGACTTCCAGTCGATATGTCGCACCCCCCCCTCTTGTCACAGTGAATCCCATATAATTCGATACTCTTTTCCGCAGGAGTCCCCCCGAAATTTTCCAGTACGACAGCGTGGGCGAGGTGGGCATGTCCAGCATCAAGGATGAATTTTTCTTCTGGCTTTTTCCTGGCATAGATTTCTTCAATTATACCAAGGGCCGTTAGACAAGAGCCAACATGAGATAAATGGTGGCGAAAAGAAATATCAAGTATTTTCTCTCGATTGTTCATGTTCCCTCGCCAAACAATTAACACACAAAATTAACCTTGCCAGTAGTGTTGGGCCATCTCCACACACATCTTGTTCGACAACCGGATATTCCTTGCTCGGTCGTCTATCCTCTTGTTCAATAATTCCACAAGTTTTACATTTCGAGTTATAAATAATTTCTTTATTTGTCATTTTGTTTCCCCCTGCATATTAAACATACCCCATTTTCATAACAACCCCGGTTTTTAAGCCCCATCCCCCTGTTGATCCAGTGACCTGGACATTTCCTAGTGAGTCTTTGTAATTTCCTAGCTTCATATTTTTGCCGGTCTTTGTCGTTCATACTCAACCATCCCCTGGATGGATTGTGCCAAGCCAATCTCCGGCTTCCATCCCAATTTTAACATTTCCCCATTGTCCACAACCCACTTGTCATTGTCATAAGGACGCATAGATTTCACCAGTTTTACATTCGCCTTCTTTCCGGTAATTGCCTCCACAATCTCCAAAACCTCTTGGTTAGTGGTACAAACATTGCTTGAGACGTTAAACACCCGTCCTGCAAGCCCACGTGCCCCCTGGGACAACAATAAAATGGCACTTACCACATCCCTGACATCCACGTAATCGTGGGTGGGGGCTGTCACAAATGGCATTTCAGTTCCATTGAGACACGAGTCAATAAGTTTGGGTATAAGTCTCGCAGCAGCTTCTCCCAGCCCCGTTACCGTAGATGGGCGAATCACCACAATCGGTAAGTGGAGTTCCTCTGCGAATTTTGTCGCCATTTTTTCTAGTAATTGTTTACTAAGGGAGTAATGGGTCTGTTTATCAATCAAAACCGACGATGATGAAGTAAATATAATCGACTTACAATCTGGTGAGGCTGCTTGGATAGCTTTAATTAAGTTTATTGGCCGCATTACATTGGCTCTGTATATTTCATATATATCCCCAGCGTGTCCCGACGTGTTTCCATAAGCCGCCAAGTCCACCACCCTGTCAACCTTAGGAACGTACTCACACAGCCTGTCTCCCCTAATTACTTCCTGCGAAGAGCGTTCCAACTGTGCCGTCAACCCCGACCCCAAGAATCCCCGTGATCCGCTCACTAACCATTTGTATTGTTCCATAATTTACCTCCCTCCTGAACGAAATCTGTCCACATAGACCGCATTGGATATACATGTTATCTCCCCCGATTACCGTCGTGCTGTTTTCGTCAAATCTTCTAACCGCAATTCTTCCGTCTGGCAAAACTTGAGCAAGATTCATTTTCAAACCCCTTGATTCACAAGCGCCGCATTTAATTAATAGTTTAATGTTCATAATGTTTTCTAGCGGCGGCTAGTCCTTCCGGAGTACCAATGTCCCAATAATCGCAGTCTACGTTCATGGAGTGATCTGGTTGCATCCCGGGATAATATATAGTCGTTCCCATATGCCTTTGGGTCTTGACACTAGAAACCCTGCCCGAGCAACCTCGCCCGACAATCTCGGACAAGTCTAGATCGGTAATCGTATCACCGTTCATGGTTACCAATAATTCATCGGGGAACCAACTTCTAACTAAAGATATGGTCGCAAACTCTCCCATCGGTACTGGCTCATATAGATATAAAAATCTCTGCCCAAAATGCTTCATAACTACTTCTGGAAACAGATGCAGGTTAACTACAATCCTCCAAATTCCATGTTTATTCATGTGGTCAGCGATGTGTTCAAGAACGGGCTTTCCACAAATGTCCACCATACACTTAGGCTTATCCTTAGTTTCTTCTTTCAAGCGAGTTCCCCGACCCGAACACAAGATCAGACCAACCATCAATCTATCCTCCTTACATCAAGCCCGTTAAAATCCCAGTCGTAATCTATCCATTTAATTCCCAAGCCATCAATCAAACTCTGTCGCTTGTCGGGATCTATCATAAATATACAGTAACCCCCACCGCCAGCACCGCAAATCTTTCCTCCCCAGACTCCCAACTCTTGAGCCTTCTTATAAACTTTTTCAAATTCTGAGTTTCCAACGCCCCTATTAGACTTCTTTTTTAAAGTCCATGAATTATGCAACAAGCGACCCGCGGCCTCAATGTCTCCGTTACCAATAAGTGGTACGGCTTCGGTCACAAGTTTTTTAATTTGGCCCAAATAAAGCACCTGCCCTTGAGATAATTTCCTGAATCCCTCTTGAATATTGGGGTTTTTTCGGTTGAACCCTAGATGAAATAAAACAACAGAGCTCGACAATTTATCCAAAAACTGTCTGGACAAGGAAACAACCACTACTTTGTCTTTTGTAAACTCCATACCACTGACCCCACCAAAAGCGGCACAATATTGATCCTGTCTCCCACCATATAGCCCCAATCTTTCCACCTCTATTTTCCAAGCCAGCTCAGCTATGTCGGTCCGGGTCATTGCCAAATTTCTCATTTTATTTATTGCTCCCACAATAGCTACCGTCGCAGCCGCGCTAGATCCAATTCCACCAGTAATAATCCCATCGAATCTTTGTTTGTGACCAATTCTCAACTCCCCAAGGGCGTCAAAAATCTTCCCAACAAATGGGTCGTGGTCAGAAATATAATTGAGTTCATTTGATATTATAAATTCCTGCCTGATATTTATTGCCATGTTTAGACAAAAGCCTCCATATTTGTCAGCAAATTCTGGCAGATCAGTACCCGAGCCGAATAAACTTATACGGCACGGTGCGAGCGACAATATTTTCATCTCAATTCCCCCCAAACATTTTCTTTTCAACGGCCCTCACCACATTATGCATCTGGCTTAACTGTTTTTCCTGAGTGTGAGCCGTCGTTTTCTCCCCCCTGGGCCAGTCTACTATCTCTAAGTCTTGAGTTTTGGCTTGAGCAATTGCCAATAAACAATTCCTTGATTTACCGCTTGTCGAAAAAACGATGAGAACATCCCCAGGTTTTCCTAAGGCTTGTATCTGGCGCTGAAAAATCTCACCAAAGGAGACATCATTAGACCATGCCGTTAAAAATGAAGTATCAGTTGAAAGAGCGATTGCTGGTAGGGGGGGTCGGTCTAGTTCAAACTTTCCCATAAGCTCTGCGGCCATGTGCTGGGATTGCGCAGCGCTTCCCCCGTTCCCACAAATCAATACTTTATTACCATTTTCAAAACACTTAACCAGAAGACTGACAATTTCTTGAGCTGTCATTAAAACCCATTATACCACCCCACAAAAACGAGCGGGGAAGGTATTAGCTGCCCCGCCGTTTCTCAACGCCCCATCTGTCATAAGGCGTTTAGCTCTCGGGTGAATGAGCCGTTACCATAAACGGCCCAAGGCTTCCACCCCTGCTGCTCCCAAATGGAGTAGGCACAATCTACGTTGCTTTCAGCAACGGCCAACTCTCTAAGAGAACAGCCAACTTTACCAAAATGAACTGAGTTGATCTGGAAAATTCCAATATCAACCGTCCCATTCTTATTCGCGTGAATCGCGTCTTCTTTCATTTTAGACTCGGCCCTGGCTATCGCAATGGCAGCCTTACAGTCATACGCCCCCCACTTCTCGCAAATATATTTCTCAATGGGGAGACTGGCGCCGTCCAACGGCTTCAGCTCATTTATGATCTGAACTACCGTCTCCACCCGTGGCTCGCGCTTAATGACAGACACCGGCTGATTTACCTCAATAGTCATCAGAGGCCTAAATACGAACGTATGGCCGTCAAAGAAGCCCACAACGCCCCTGAGAGCCATGTAGATACCGACACCAACCAGCCCCAACACCAGCGCCCCGCCAGTTGCTTTCGCCTTCCAAGATACCCCCCGCTTCGCCCCCTGGATGGGCTTTAACAAATTTGGTAATTTATTTATGTTCATATCTATCACCTCCTGACTACCCTACTACTACCCTATCAGACCTTTTTGTCCTTGTCAAGAGGCAATTCTTTTATATAATTTTTATAAGCAACCAAGTAATCAATCCCAAAACAGAACAGGCACATGGAAAACTCCCTGGGTACTCCCAATGCTTCCAGCTCATCATAGTAACCATCAAGAGTGGGTAACACCTTCTCCTGCCAAACAAGCGACTCCTTCTCCTGGGGGTGATCCTTTGCCCACGCCGAAGCGGAGTGGAGCTTGAAAAACAAATGTTTAATTTTGGGAAGATTCATAAACAATCAAAATTGAGGTAAACCCCTCACCTTCAATGAATTGAGAGATGGAAACAATCTTCTTTCCCGCCATAAACATATTTACCTTAGCGGAAAAGTTCTCAATACTTTCATCCTCCTCCATTTGAATAATTTTTATCCTAGTTGTTGCCATCAAAAATCACCTCCAATTTTCGTGAAAACCTAATAAGAAGTCGGAGTGGTACTGGAGTGGTAATACCCTAAAGGGTATACCACCAGTACCACTCCGCTTTATAGGCCATAGGGGTAGTACCACTCCGAGTACCACTCCGAGTACCACTCCAAAAAATAAATGTGGATAAATAGGCTTTTTGTCAGAAAAGTAGTACCACTCCAGAGTACCAGTCCAGTACCACTCCGAAAAAGTTGGAGTGGTACTAGCCTCAGTTTTTCTAATTAGCCTCAAAATCATCTTCAGTTTTCACGCTAGCTAACGTTCTGTAGTAAATATTATGACCGACTTTTTCCTTACTAATCTCTTTACTTTTAACCATATTTTTGACTACTTTATCCAGGTATTCGGAACTAATGCCGGCACCCATGCAAATATCTATCATTTGCGCGCGGGCTATAACTTCACTTTCCTGAAAAGCGTCGGCGAAAAATCCTCTAATCTTTTCTGATTTTTCATCGGCGCCAGCATCTTTCACCACTCCCAGATACTCAAACCCCGTCACCGTGGTTGATTGATCCACATTTTCTTCAACGACCATCCGAACCATAAACTTATCAAGCCTCAAGGTGTCTCTAGCCTTGGTTTGATTGATTGTCATCTCTGTTTTTGACCTGGCAACCTGTTCCAGCCGGAACTGGGTCATTGTCTGGGCGTTTATATTCGTGCTGCCCCGAGTGCGTTGCGCCTCTGACCTTCCATCTCCCTTGATAGGTTTCCCCTCGTGGTGGAGAATTAGGATGGCTTTGTGGGGAAAAATAGTACGCATGGCGTCGAAAAACTTTTGGGTTTCTTCGGCGGAGTTTTCGTTGCCAGCCATAAGATCAACGAATGAATCAACAATGATTAGGTCAATTCCCAGTTCAATCACATCTTCGTATAACGAATTGGAAAATTTAGTTGGTTGGCCATTCTCAACCAAGGCCAACTTCTCCGGGCGCTCCAGCCAAAAGATATTCTCTCCGACAATGCCCATCCCGACTATTCTTTTTGCCAATATGGGAAGGGGGTTCTCTTTATCTATAAAAAGGGTTTTGGCCGAGCGGGGGACATCAAAGCGGTCTAACCATTTTTGTCCAGTGGCCAAGGCCTGGGCGATCGACAGGGCGATAAAACTCTTGCCCACCCCCTCTGGACCATAAATAAAACAAAATCCCTCCATGTATATGACGTCCTTGATTAACCATTGTTGGAGAGGAAAGTCTCTCTTTGATAAGTCTTTAGCGCTTAAAAGTTTGTAGTCCTCCGGCTTGTTCTCCATCAGCCACCCGCCCTTTGTTTGCGCCGCTTGTAAAAGACCAATAAAATCTGCCCGCGAATGACCAGCGGCAAAAAATTCACAAATATCTTTACCTTCTGCTGGCAATGTAACAACCCTGGCTTCCGGCATGAGTTCCAAAAGTTTGGCCGTGCCTTTCCGGCCGGCGGCGTCGTTGTCAAGACAAATAAATACAGTATGGTTTTTTAATAGCTCTACCCACTCCTTAAGAAATGTCCCCGATCCACCCGTGGACGATACGGCGGGGATATCGTCTTGTTTAAGTCTTGTACAGTCCATCTCCCCCTCCGAGATGATCACATAGCTCCTCGCCGTGACTGCCCAGTAGTTAAACAAGGTGGCGTGTGTACCCGGCGGCATCCAGTATTTAGGCTCGCCCCGAAGACGGCGCTCTTTGATAAAGACTTCGATCCCATTCTTGTCTCTTATCGGAATACAAATTTTTTCTTCGTCCCACTTCCAGCCCTCATCTTTAACAAATTCTTCAGACAGGTTATGGTCTTTAAAATATTGTCGGGCCAGATTAATCATTTTGTTAGTTCTTCGATGGCTTGAACAAAGCCGCTCCCGGTTTTTTTGATATAGAAACTTATCGCATCCCCACCAACCGAACAGGCAAAACAATACCAGGTGTTATTTTCTGGGTATACCACGAAACTCGGCGTGTCCTCCTCGTGCCAGGGACAAAGGCCCACCGTCACCCTGCCTATTTTTCTTAACTTGCCCTCATACATCTTTTCAATTGGAAATTTCTTGGCGCGACCTATCCGATCCAGATGTTCTTGATTGTTATTCCAGCTTGGGCGAACTATGCGAAGAGGAGTCATGATGTTTACATATTATTCTCCCCAATGCAGGTTGTCAATACCCCCTTGACAACCCCATGACAGTTGTATTATCATACGAACATGAGTGATGAAGACAGGTTGGCCGAAGCCCCGGAGCTTATGAATTTTAAAGAAGTGATGAGGTATCTGGACATTTCAGAGTCCACGTTACACCGATATCTTCGCCACCCATCCAATCCCCTGCCGGTTATAGTTTTATCCCACAACCTGCGCCGGGTGAGAAAGGATCATTTACTTGGATGGCTCGCTGGATCATTTGAAGATAGCAATAAAGAAAAGGAAGAGAAAGGAGAAAATGGGATTTAAGAAAGGATGCGTTCCTTGGAATAAAGGAGTGAAAGGTTATTTATCGGGAAGCAAGCATGGGTATTGGAGAGGTGGCTTTCCTTCCTGCGAAAATTGTGGTGTCAAGGTCGCTCGGCGGGAAAGTAAGGTTTGTAAAAAGTGTTATTGGGATTTGGGATATAGAACAAAAGATAAAAAATGTATGGAGCGCATCCGCAAATCCCACGTCTATCGCGGCCCAAGAAAAAGCGCGACAGAATTACTGGAGAAAAAAAGATTTAGAAACCAAAGATATAAAGCGAGTAAAAGAAGTGCAATTGGCACACATACCTACATTCAATGGCTTGAGCTTAAACATGGTTTTAGTAATATGTGTCTCTGTTGCAAGAAATTTGAGCCGGATATAAAATTAACGGAAGACCACATTGTTCCTTTAAGTTTGGGCGGATCAGACTACATTGAAAATATACAGCCTCTCTGTCAATCTTGTAATACAAGAAAGAGCGCAAAAGAAATCAGATTTATTCCCATAGACGGATCTGATGGTTTCTTTCTGGCGTCTAAATCAAGGGAAGAAGGGAGGGATTATTTATGGGAAAATACTCAGTAAGTGAAGGCAAAGTTTTTGA